CAACATAAAGTTCATTTGGGTCTAGCCCAGCATCCACACCAAACGAAAAGTGTTCCATCGACCAAACAGTAAAGATTAGCCAATGAACACTCCAATTGTTTGCGTTCCATTCATCACCTTTTCGATAGTGCCACCGAGGCACTAATGGGCATACATCGTTACACCACCACTTATGTAGAGGATAATGTTCCCACCATTCTTTATCTCTACAAGGTTTTTCTTCGCTCATTACCATTCCTTTACATCAGTAATATCTATTGTTGTATCACTCTTTTGAAACAAATCAAATCTCACTTGTATGCCAACACCAATGCCCGATGAACTATCAGTTTCAACAACGAAATGATTGATTTCTTTGAAGTGATTTACAATCTCATAGAGTTTTTGTATTTGTTCACGGTTTAGTGTAATTGATTTGCTCATTCTTTCACCCGCCACGCCCAGTTTACGACGATCCAATCGTCGAGGCAATCTTCAAAAGAATATCTGCGATCCACTTCAAACTTACCGAATTTATCGCACATTCGCTTATACCAATGAGGCCAATATTCACTACGAATCTCAGCCTCCGATTTAGTTACAACATAACCACCAGTTTCATCGGCTAGTGGAGAATCTGGATCATATTCGTTGTAACAGTAGTATCTCATTCTTTTCTTCCCCATGCAGATACTTTTACTTGTGTAATGATTTCTTGAATATCTGAACGATCTAGCCAAGTGCCAACAAATTCTACCTGTGGATTACTATAACCTCTTAACACTTCTGGTCCTGATACATATTGAAACCTACGATCCATCCTTTTTTCTCGATGATATGTTCTAAACTGTTCATGTGTTCCTGCAACAATGAAGATAGGATGTTCTCTAACAATAGATTCAGTTAGTTGCCTCGAATGTTCGTTATAACCACACTCATAAATTCGTTCAAGCAACATACGAAGTGAATCTGCTTCTGGATAACCACCTTGAACTAAACCAAGAATTGCTTGATCGACTACTTCTTCTTTATATGATTTCATTATGGTGTGCCAAGTTGTTTCTTCAGTTTTTTAATTTCTGCTTTGAGTTTATAGTTCTCGTTCTTCACCCAACCCAAATCATCCTGCATCTTTCGCATCTGTTGAGCAAAGTCACGGTCAGCAGGTGTTAGGTTTTCTTCTGGTGTGATAATGAACTTACCTGCGTCCCAGTCAAATCCCATAACAATGTGTTTGATCTTAACTGTAGGATGAGCACCTACAGTGGAATATGGAAGTTTAATTTGAATTACAACTTCTGGATCTTCACGCATCATACGTTCTTCATTGTGATGGGCATTCACCAATCGATGCAGTTCACTTAGTTTCATTATTTACTCCAAAATGTTTAGCAATTCTCGCAGCAGCAGTATCAGCGCCATAAATCATATCATCATTTACACCACGCGAATCAGCCACACAATGAGCTTGCTCAATGCATTCTTGCACAATCAACATGGCAAACTTTTCATCACGAATGTCGTGCCAATCAGGATGATATTCACCCTTCATTTGAAGTTTGGAATCAGCAAAGAGGTCTGCTTGTTCCGCAAATTTTTGAATCAGTTCGTTCATTTAAGGATCTTACTCTCTACAAAGCATTTGGCTATATCATATGCGACTACAACTATGGCAATGGGCATGATGATCCATGATATAAGTGAGGTAATAAATTTCATCATTCTACTCCGAAATCTTTCTTAGCCTGCTCCCACACTTTACGGGGATTCACAATACACCAAGCACCGATAATAAACGGTGCTATAAGAATATACAACAGTTTTTTATACCAAGGCATTATCATTCAATCCCAAACATCTTCTGTTCTAGAATCCTCAGGCAATCTCGTGCTTTTTGAAAATCCCGATCATACAATGCACGTTCAACCATCATCAGGTCTTGTCGAAACTCACCATAGATGGCTTCAATCACTTGGCGCTTGGTACGGTGAATTGCTTCCTCTAGTGTGTCACCGCCTTCTTGGAGAAGATCAAGATCACTTACATGTACTTGAGAACCAATTGTGACACTGATTCGATATTGTTTAGCAATACCTTCAGTTCCTCTTACATCTTGAATATGTGACTTGATGTTGAATACATCTTGGAACAGTGTAGAGAAACTTTCTTTGATAAGTTTTCGGTCACCCGTATCGTGTGCTTCAATTGCTCTTACTACTTGGCTCATTCTTTAACTCCAAAATGTTCTTTAATCATCACTTCATTATCCCAACATTTCTCAGCACAGATTTCAAAATTACTGGCAAACAGTTCGTCTTTTTCTTCTGCTGATAGTTTATAGAGTCTTTCGGATTCTGCTCTCAATACACTAGCACATTCCTGAACAATCAACTCAGCGAACTTATCAGTATTCAAATGATTGGTTTGATAGTCCCAACATTGTTTTTCAAGTTCTCTCATTCGTTTGTTCATCGCTTTCCCCAAAGAAATCGCAGTGTCAATCCATCAATAAAATTCTGCTTGAATCGTGTTTCAGGTGCCCACACGACATAGCCAAGGAGAATGCCTACGATCCAACCAACAAAAAACCAAATAGTGTCATCCATTATTCAACTCCGCATTTCTTTGTTGTTCTTCATACTTTTGGCAATATAACTCGTGAGCATGATTGATGAATGTGAGATACAAATCATGTTCATAATCTTCATTTGACATAAACGAAAGAGGATCCAACTTTTGTAGAAAATGAATATTTGAAGTGTATGTGTAAAAATCATATTCCAATTTATTTACTTTGTCATAGATTTTATCTACAATTTCTTTTTTCAAAGGATTATTTTTGGCATATTCAGCTTTGATGATTTTATCATTTTCTTCCATTTGTTGAATATATTTTTGATATTCAAAATAGTCCATATTGGCTATTTTTTCGGCTTCTTGAATCAATTCGACGGGGGCATTAAGTCGTTTTAGCCGATTTAATTTTTCTTGTTTTGATTTTTTCCATTCTCGATTTCTTGTAATCGTATCATCAATAATTTCACTCATTATTCAACTCCAAAATGTTCTTTGACTTTTTCAACACAGTCTCTACGAAAGGCATCTTCGATTTGGTTACGATAATCGGCGTATCCTGGGCTTAGGTTTTCTACAATACCAATACATTCCTGTATAATTAACTCGGCAAATTCTTCAATGGCTGCACGTTGAACGGGACCAGTTTGAAAGAAATTTAGAATGCGTTCATTGCATTGTGCTAGTTCTTCAATTCGTTTATTCATTTGTATCTCCCAGTTGAATTAGCCCATCAATCAACATAGGAATTGCTCTCACATCAAAATTAAACTCTACAGGATCACCGAAGTAATCATAATCATGAATTTGAATGTAGGCAAGCCGACTATCTTTTCTAAGTGTTAGGTATGATGTTCCGTCGGGCCTTGTTAGTTCAATTCGTTTGTTAGTTTGTTTTATCTCTACCGGACCACATATATGTGCATAGTCAAATGCAGGTTCTTCACGCCCACATTTATGGCACTTGATGAAGTTCATAGCCAACTTCCTTTTAGAACATAAGCTTTACGCTTACCACGAACCCGTACATCAATTTGACGGTGTTGTCGTTTTAGTTTCTTAGCATAGTATCGTGCTTTACCGAGATGTGGGGTAGCAATAAAGTTAGACCAACCACCGTCGGGAAAAGTTCTCGGTTTGTACAATAGTACATAGTATAGTATTTTTGGTCTAACGATATTCACATTTAACTCCAAAATGTTCTTTTACAGCATTGACAACCATATCAGTTTCGTTTTCGATATCTTCCAAGATACCAACTCTCCTAATATTATCAATACATTCCATAACAATCAACTCGACAAACAATTCTAAATCAATATGAATGTTGTAGAACTCATTATAGGATTCTTCAGCAAGTTCTCGGATTCGTTCGTTCACTTTACAATCTCTTTGCAATGTTTAACAGCATCAGTATACACCAATGTGCCATTCTTGTCAAGACAGTTGTTGTAAATACGCGACGTTTCCAACTTGCCACCAACAACAATTAGTAAAATAATAGCCGCAAGTGTTAAACCTGCTACGGGAAAGACCCACCAATTATCATTCATCTTCACACCTCGGTCCATGTTCAAGATAATCTTTCATAAAAACATCACCATGTTCTAGGTAGAACTTATGATATTCCCAGCCTTTTCGAAAAGTATTGAATCTAATTCCTGCAAGTCTCATACCTTCTTCTGTCATAGGTACTTGATATGCTTCAGAGTCACGCCATGCACTATAGATTAGTTCATCTTCATTCATGAAAACTCTCTTGCACAGAAAGCGTATCCTTCAGGATCATCCCAATCGTATTCAGGATTAAACCATGCATGTCCAAACTTGTCAGGTTTTCGCCCTTCATCATTATGTTGAAGATTTTTATGCCCATGAGTATTTGTATAACTGGGGGCTTTTGGTCCTTCAATATATTGAACGAACCAATCATAGTCTTTACGTTCTCCGTATTCGTCCATGATGATTTTATCTTTCAAGAATTCTTTCCATGCAGCCCAGCTTACCAGCCGTTCAGCACGATATCCATGGAAAGAAAATGCCCAACCGCCTGATGACTTACCAATATGGTATTCTTCATCATATCGGTCGCAGCATTCACAAAGATTGGAAGCAACGTAGTAATTAGTTCCCATTTCTTACTTTCTTTTAATATGTGTCGACACCACTAGTACGGACTTTTTGCTGATAGTTGGTGGCTGAAGAAGTGATCTTACAGGGGCAATCATTCCTGCTACAGACATAGCCCTGTGCACCAATTAGATGGCATACAGGGCATTTATTGCTCCAAGAAGGATTAAGGTCATCAATCGTCAAAGGTTTAACCACCGGGATCATACCTTTATTATACAATTGAGATGCAAGATAGTCAACAAGAATTTTCCTCACATCAGCTTGATTACATTTTTCAATAATAGATACCAGTTGTGCAATTTCATCAGTTTTCATTTTTTATCCTCTTCTTTAGTGTGTTCATCGCAAGCAGTATAGAGCCAAGAACGCCCGCGCATTTTCCCTAGATTGCCGCATACTTCACAAGTAATTGAACTCATCGCTTCAGCCATGCGGACCATGCCATCGATTGTTTCATCACCACCATCATAATAGAATCGCAGCGTACCATACTTTTCTTTTACTTGTGTTACGGTAACTTGAGGAATCAATGCAAAAGGTGTTTGGTTGTAGTCTGGATATTTTTTCTTGTTTTCTTCGATTCGTTCGTTAGATTCTTTACGATAATCAATATAAGATTGAATCTGATAGCAGAGTGCATCCAGAAGGGGAAACCAACCACTACCACATTCAATACCGAACATGCAAAAAGGTTCTAATTCTCGCCCTTTGCGTACTTGAAAAATCAATGGGTACTTTTTAAACAAATCATCAACCGTCATTTTATTCTCCGATTTAGGATAATACCACGAATATCACGAACCAATACTTTCGCATGGCGGCGAAATTCTTTCCAATAATAACGGCGATATGAAATAGGTTTAATCATCAGAACCGTTGCAGAATTCGGAGAAAAGATCCCACGAACCAAGGTAAAGAACTTCTTTAGCATAATTGGTTACTCTTACTTTATTTGAATATACCTCATAGATATATTCTTCGCCATGTTCAACTTTTGGATCAACCAGATAGTATGAACCAACTTCCTTCTTAAAGTGTACAACTAATTGAGCCGCAAGGCAACCCATGCCATTGGCCACCGGGCGAGTTTCTTTGCCAGTTATACCATTAATTAGTTTAATTTGACTCAAAAAGGCCGCCAGGGCAGAACCAATACCAGACGGATAACCATCCCATTGTGAATAGAGGCAGGTCACCACCGAGTTAGACTCATCGAGAACTTTAATCAATGCGCGAGTACCCATTTACCACCTCACAGAAAAAAACCAAAAATAAACCATGCAATTACAACCCCACTTACACCGGCCGCACCTGAATGTTTATTGGCCAGGTGACAAAGCACGAAGAAGGATAAAAAATAGACCAAAGGATACATATTCGACATAATAAGCCACCGGGAGCAAAAATTTAATAATCATCGGATGCATAGCCATAGTCCTCATCGGTACCCCACCCAGCCGATGCCAAAGCCGATGCATGGTCACCGTCCATATCCTCATAGTCTTCCATGTCTTTATAACGCACGGCCAATTTCATCTCGCAGTCCATAATCACCTCATCACAATCTGCTAGATTATAACCTGGGCGAGCCGCCTGGATGAATGCGATAATTTCCTCATAATCGCAATCCAATTCCAGCATCTTTTCAACTTCAACGAATAAGTCCATGGTTTCTCCTTGTCTTATGTTGTCTTACGTTCAACGGAACAGGTACGTGGTACCCTCATAATCGACCTCGGTGTAGTCTACCCGCAGGTTGGAGGCCGTCTCCTCCCAGTCAATTACAATATAAGAGGGCAGGTTGCGGGGAATGTCTCCGCAGTCTTCCAAGAGTTCCTGGCAGTATTCCGTGAAAACCTCTTCAGGAATCAATTGGACGCCATTTCTCCAATCGTCTGAGGAGTACCCTTCGACCTCTTCCTGTAGGGTCTGGAGGGCGGTCAATTCCTCGCGGAGGGCTTCACGCTCAGCCTCATCCATCTCCAAAGTCTCCAGGTCCATCTCAATTTCATCCATGCGGTCTTGAAGGTCGCGGGTGTCAAGAATTTCCATCGTTTCTTCCTTGTGTTGTCTCAATCGATAAAGAGAAGTTTACAGGTACCGGTAGGAATGGCAACAGGATCATGGAGTGTTGTATGGGCGCAACAGTGTTGTTCCAACGCGACAGTGTTGTACCGATACAACGGAATGGCGAAGTGCCAGGACCGCCCAGGAGGCGCTGGAAGGTCCTGCCCATGCTAGGACCTTCCCTGCTCCCCTGGAGCGCCCTGGAGGTGGTCCTATCGCCATGTCCGATGGGCCTCTGCTACCCATTCCATCCCATCATACTCCTGTATGAACCACCTCACACCGTCCGGCACTTCCACCACCTTGAGGTCGGAGAACCGGGTGAAAGCATTGGAACCCATCTCCTCCACGATCCTGACCAGTGTAGGATCGTCCCTGGCAATGTCCCAATTCCCAGCTGGTGTGGTACCAGACTCCTTGACATAACGCTCCATGGCTTCATCGGAGAGCCCGAAGCCGCCGTGGCATTGGTTAATTACAATCTTCATAGGGTCTCCAATCTAGCCATGAGGCTAGGTAGGTCGCGGAATATCTCATTTCCATGGCTGGAGGTGCGGAGGCGCAGGAAGGTTGGACCATAGACTTCAACCGTTGCGTCCAAAGTCCTTGCGCGCCCAAAGGTAACAGTAAAATGCCTACGCCCGTTCCGACTGGTTGCGGACCCGGTCAGTACGCCATAAGGTGCATCAAAGCCCTTGGCGCATGCCCATTGATACAGGTGGTTCTGAATTTCAGGATTGGTCATGGTTGATCCTTTCAAGAAAGAGGTCCATAGATTGTCTACTATGTATCAACCGCAGATGGTGTATTCCGCGAGGTCTTTCCATTTAGCACCAGCCGATTTGCGGATTTTGGTGACCTGAATCAGAGTCCGAAGGGACAATTCTTTTACCTTGTCCTTTAACATATCGATAAGGTTGAGGGCATCATCCTTGTGTTGTTTACTGTATTCAGGCATGAAATCTTTTTGGCTGAGCAGATAACGCATCCGCTCAATTTTCTGGGTTTCATTCATTGACAGGTCAACCGCCATTGAACGGGTGATAATGGCTTGATCCATAGCATCGGAGGGCAGGTTTGAGATAAAGACCACGCGCCCTTTAAACTCGAAAGCCTGAGGCAGGTCCTCATCACGAAGGTCTGCACGCCATGAGATAACACGGCGAGCATAGGAGTCCAATGCACCTTTGAGCAGGTTCAACGATACGGGATCCTTGAGTACGGAATCACAATCATCAAAAACCACCACGCCATCCTTGTTTTCGTAGAGTGTACGGTACAAGCCCTTGGGTGTAGAGTAACCCTTGATGACACGGAAAGAGGTGTTGGTGTTGATCTTGTCGCCAATGTCGAATTCATCAAGGAGTGAAACGTCGACCATACCAGCATCGGTAAGGGCTTGGGTGACGGTAAAGGACTTGCCAAGCCCGCCAGGGCCTGTCACGACCACGGAGGCTTGATCGCCTGAGGCTAACATGGCGATCATATCGGATACGAAGCCGAACCGCTCATTGATCGAGAACCGCGATTCTACAGCCTTGGTCATAAGGGCATCGGTCTTACGGGCAATTGCGGCTTTGGTCTTACGGAAACCTGCTTTGGGTACGCCACGGGGCATATGAAACTCCAGAAGTGTTGTCGATGAATGAGAGTTTACAGGTCCTGGCGGTTGTGGCAACCATCTTTCGTTGTGTTGTTTTTATGCAACATTATAGAGCCTTGCTGTAGAATATGTGGCGACCAATTTGGGTTATCTTGGCATTATTGTCACGCCATTTAGGGCTTACATAATCGGCATGATAGAAAAGCCCCTTTTCAAGCCCCTGCACCCGATAACCATTGATGATAACATCATGGGCAATACGTTTGGATTCTTCCCATGCGGGACCTTTTGGTTGTACCCAATGGATTTTCTTATCGTTTGCCCAACTGAATTGGAATGGATCCAATATCACTTCACAAATACGTTTTGGATATTTTGGATCGGTTTTTCTGTTTAGTGTTACCTGCGCGACGGCGTACCTACCAATGATAGGCTCATGCGCCGCCTCATGGTAGATATTTTTTGCCATACAGAACAGGTCATTGGAATTATAGGGAACCTTTTGGTTTGTTTTTACAATTGAAAGGGGTTTCAAGGGCTGCACAGATGGCGCCGGCACTGAAATTGGTGTTTCAATGCGCGGTGCCTTTGGCGCCTGAATCTCTTTTAATTCATTAACGATTTGCGCCTGTTGTTTTACAATTTGGACTTGATTATCATAGAGCCTTTGTTGGTCCTCATGTACCCGTTCCAATTCTGAAAAAACCTTTTTTACATCCGTATATTGCCAATAGAGTATAGCCGGAGCCGCAAGTAAAATTCCAGTTCGAAAAAGCCAGGCAGTAGACATTTTTTTGTTTATTGAAAGGAATCATACCGACGGATCGGCGAGTCTTTTGTGGCGGAATTTTTGTGTTCGATTTCAACGATAAAGCCAGCGGCTTTGATTTTCTCTAGGAATCGGGGTGCATCGTAGTCCTCTTCCAGATAGACTGTCTTACCGTTCATATAAGAATAACAGGTGACCTCATCACCGACCATATACTGGTTGACCAGTACACGCTTCACGGCGAGCCAGCCATGCCCAGGATCGGTATAGAATTTGAATTTGATGGTTTTCACGGGTTTCATGCGGTTTCCTTTAGATTCATCAGAAGGGGGCAATCGGTACCATACAGGAGAATAATGGTGTATTCGGCAGATTCACCTACACCATGATTCTCACGGAATTTGGTGTAATATTGGGCGAACCAATATTCATCACCAATTGACTCCGCATAATCTTGCGCGGCTTTGAGAAATTGCATCGGAGACATTGTGTTACCTTTATCGTTCAACATGAGTGCAATTCTACAGGTGCCGGTGAGGATGGCAACCATCCATGGTTCTGTTGTTTTCCTGCAACAATCAGTGGAGGGTCACACCAGAGGGTCGAATATTGACTTCGATCACCTCAGCGGCTTCCATCATCAATTCATCCAGTTCCTTTTCCCATGCGTCCAGAAGTTCAGCCGCATATTCCTTGTCCTCATCATCGGCTTGTGAGAACCAATTTTCAAGGGCTGCGGGGGTGAGGGAACGAAGGAATTCCAGGTTTTCAAGGTCGCGTTGGTTCATTGTTTACTCCGTTGTTTCCGTTGTTTACGAATAACATCAATGGCTTGTTGGATGGTCTTTTGTGTCAGTTTACCTTCACCAGCCATCAATCGAATATCAGCCCAGCCGATACCATCCTCGGTAGGGACCTGAATTTCCTTTCTTGGAAAATCGATAGGATTTTTGGTGTTGGTAGAATGTATCATTATTTTCCGCAATCCTCTAGAATATCCCAATAATCCGACAATGCATAATCATAATCGCCTTCATTCTCACCGCCAAGGGCGACCCATACAACCTCGCCATCCGGGTATGCATTCATGCATTGTTCCTCGGCGTGTTCAGTATCTTCCGCCCAGCATTGAAAGCCATACGGTGCATCCGCGGGAGACATAATCGACTCGATTCGGTAGAGGACAATGTAGGACTTCATTCTGATACCTTTCCTTTGTGTTTCGGTTTGCGAGTGTATTCGGTGCGGACCGTATGCTTAACCGCTGGCTTGATGGGTGTCCGGCATACTGGTTTGGGCACTGGTACGACAATTGGTTGAAAGTGTTTATTCATGAGGTGAATCCGTTGCGGGCTGATTCCGAATTGCAAAGTTCGGCGTATAGTTTAGCATCACGCCGCAGGCTGAAGGTGTCGATAACATGCACCACACCTTTGATGGTTTCAATTACATTCCAAATTGCATACTGTCGCCCATCCAATGTGGATGCATATGCTTTTTGGACCGTGTATCGTTCGTTCGTTTTCATCATGGAGACAATTCTACAGGTACCGGTGGGAATGGCAACCAACCATTGGTTCTGTTGTTTTCCTGCAACGGTCACTTTCCAATCTTTTCGGCAATTCGCCTTTTGAGTTCCTGACGGTACTCATTGTGCCAACCATATTCGAATTGAGGATGGTCCTTTGCAAATTGTTCAGCATCGACCAACCGATCCTGCAATTCATTGATGGTTTTACCTTCAAAGTGCCGAGGATCGGTTGGTGACCACTTTTTTACTTTTACTTGGTTCATTGTTCAATTTCTTGAATATTTGACGAAATTCTTGGATTGTAAATGTTTTGTTTCTCCAGAAAATTCCAGCAGGATTCATAACTTTTACGGTGTCTCCAATCACTTTAATCCACAAATCTCCATTTTGCCTTGGAGCATTGTGAATACAATAAACTTCATTCATCATTTAATTCCAAAACGGTTGACCCGTAGCCATTCCAATTGGCTTGCGGCTGTATCGTGCCCATGCCAGAATAGATTATCGATGCATTCCTGAATAACCAATCCGGCTAATTTTTGAAATTTTTCTATATCTGGATTGGAATAGAATCCAGCCTCTCGTGCCAATTCTTGTAATCGTTCATTCATTATTAGGCCACCTTCATCATAAGGGTTGGAAACTTGACAAAACCGGTCGTATCTTTTTTGGCTTTACCTTTGGCGTACAAACCGACAACCACGCCTTTCGGATCAAGAAAGCGGAGGTCCGAATCGTCGCCGTTGAAAACCTCACGGTTCAGATACGCCACCGGGAGAGGTTGTGACTTGGGCACACCGAACACGACCGCCACATTCATCCCAGCATCAATTGCACGAACCACGTCGGTATCATTGCCATCGGCGGCTGAAAAGGTCAGGTGGTAGTTAGTGATCGCTGACACCTTACGCCCGAGGATTTTGGTGTAATCGTAAAAGGTAACCTCAGGGAAGGCCAGGAAGACATTATCATACATTACACCACCACGAACCACCGGGTACTTTTCCCATGCAATATCAGAGGTGCCATTCAGACGAAAGACAGGAATAAAACCAGTCTTGGCGCATTGTTTAATTGCCAGTTCAATATCAGCCACCAGGGTATCCAGAAAGCCAGCCCGATTCTCGAAGAAAAACCGAGTCTTACGCTTACGGGCTTCCTGAATCACATTAGTGGATTCGCCTTTACGGAACATGCCACCACGCCCGGCCGTATTGAGGCAGGCCAAGGTGCAACCTTCAGTCCGTTTCGGGCACGTTTCATAACCCGAGACATTAGCAGGAGCCAAGTGCAGGATGTAGGTCATATAACCTTGATTCATACCTTTGAGAACCTTAGGATTACCCACCGAGAGAAGTTTCATACCGTTTTCCAATCAATCAATCGTTCAATGTTGGTATCTTACAGGTACCACCGAGAATGGCAACCATCAGCCAATGTGTTGTATCGGTACAACATAGCCCGCGGTGGTGTAGAATGAACCAGCACCACCGGGCACCAAGGACAATTCTAGTATATCTCCAGCCACCGAGACAATCCAGAATTCGGAGCCTTTACACTGCACCTGAGTTCCGATATACCGCACCTGTATTCCGACCTTATACATTCCAACCCTCCTATCAGTATGCATACACCGAAAAGCATACAGCATCCGCCCGAGTACAATCCAACTGGCGTAGAAAAGGGCTCCGATCCAGTCTATGCTTTCGAGGACCACGCCAGCGGAGTTTATAGTTCCGCCCTTTATATCGCGCCTTGAATTCATCCAGATATTGAATCGGAATATGCTCGAACACCAAAGCCTGTGATTTACCCCAGGCCAGAATATCTGCCCGGTGAGGTGCATAGACTGAAAAGTCCATTAGACTCCACTCCTTTCGATTATCTCCAAAACAATCGAAAATTGTTTATCGGACAAGTGCCCGGTCCTGTTGTATTGTTCCAACATCTTGCCAGCGAAGATATTATCTCGCCGAGGCAGGCTGGAAATAACCTGCTCAAGGAGAGCCATGGCTTCGAATTGTTCCTCAATGAAAATCAACACCGTTTTTCCTTCGTTGGTTGCTTCGCTCAACATGTTGCCAAGTATACAGGGGCCAGAGGGTATGGCAAACAAGGGAAAAACCGTTGTATCCGTGCAACAAGGAGAATGCTACCGCCCGGCTCAGCCACAGCCCTAGTGCCTGAAGGTGTGGAGTACGCTAGGGGTAGTGTACCGCTTCGCCCCGTCGCTGCACTTGTCGCGGAACGGTGCTAGTGGGTGGATGAGAATCATTCTCAGCCGCAGGCAGAACCTTTCAGCCAACCTTAGCCCGAGCACCAGAGGCGCTCAAAAATCCGAACGATTCCTAGCGTCTCCAGGCGCCTCAGAGGACCGCAGGAAGGTCCCAGTACCATTCCAACATTCCGTCGATCCTGGCGCGATCCTGCCAGTTTGTTGTATCCACACAACATCGCACCGCATTGGTTGCCTCTATGGCGCTCCGCATGTTACAATGGTCCAAACGTTTCGCGCCGGAGTGTTGTGTGGAAACAACAAATTGGCGTCAAGCAGGGGCGGATTAGAGCCTCGGTGCGCCAGTGCTATGGACTGAATTCTACAGGTACCAGAGCCGGTGGCAACCAGCCCTGGACCTGTTGGCTTTACGCAACAGGCGCTTTACGCAACATCCCATTCCGTGTCAGGGAATTCCGTCTCATAGAATGCATGGAGCATAGTGTCGATCCACTCCATGTAGGCCATCTCGGCTTCCTGTTCTGCTACCTGCTCCGCAATCTCGCGGCACTCTCGGTTAGCCTCTTCCATTCTCACCTCTTCGGTTGGTTGGTCGTGGTAGAATCGGTCGGAATCATTAGGCGAAAGCATATTCAGTCTCCAGATGGTCAAGTAGATTCCAAAGGTCTTGAAGCCCTTCCACGTCGCTTAAGGCTTGCTGGTAGACTTCGTTCGAACCAGGTTGGCCACTAAACCTGTAGGACTCGGCTAGGGACCGACGATATTCCATCTCACGCTCCAGACGGTCCTTATCAAGGACCAGACGGAGGGCGGCTGCGGTACGTAGGTTCATCGTGCTATTCGCTTTCATCGTTGACATGCGCAAAGTATACAGGAGCCAGAGGCGGTGGCAAGAGGGGCTCGAACCGTTGTATGGGCGCAACGGATTAATAACGCGCAGGGGCGGATTAGAGCCTCGGTGCGCCAGTGCTATGGACTGAATTCTACAGGCACCCCAGAGGCTGGCAACCAACCCCTGGGGTGTTGCATTAATCCAACAGGACCATGTACTCTTTCGGAAAGTACCGACGGAACCAATCCAAGCCCTTCCGCATGGTCTTATAGTCCCCGAACCGTTCGCACCCTATGATGGTGTCATATACGGCTACGGCGTCAGGAGGAAGGGTTACCGACTCACCCGTGAAACGGTTGGCGATCACCTCTGGTTCGGTGCCCAGGATGCATTGAAAGGGAAGCTTGCGGCTCATTGTAGGACCTCCATAATTTTATCATCGTCAACCAGCAGGATATCCGCTGGCTCGGTACGCCAGCGCATGGCCAACGGTACGTCCAACTTGATTCGGTGCTGCACAGCCCCACCATACTTTACACGGGACTCCAGCACCATACCGGTGAGAGGCATATCCACCAGATAGGTAGCCCGGACTCGCTTACCTTCAAGATTCCAGGTCATATCGATCACCTTTCGCTGGGTTGGATGCTGGTGAAGACCACGCCAGCGGCATCATAGAATTGGTCGTAATCGAATCGCGGATTAAACTTGCCAACCGCATGGGCTACAGCCACGGCGGCTTGCAACCGCGCATGGGGGTCCATAATGCACCGGATGGAATCTGCTAGGGCTTCGAAGTGTTTTTTCGTCATGGTGTTTTGCTCAGATGGAAAAGGCGACAATGGCGACCGCACCGGTCAGAAGGAGGAAGAGGTCAAAGGCTTTGTCTAGGATGCTCATCGTTTCGCTTTCGTTTCGTTTCAGTATGGAATGGAGTATACAGGGGCCAGAGGTTGTGGCAAGTGTTGCATCCTTACAACACTATCACGGCCTCCAGATAAACAGGTCAAGTACCGCAACCAGGGCTACCAAAATGTAGGTGGCGACCATCGCATAGGGATACAGGTTTTCGAATCGGCTCATGCTTTACTCCTGGCTGGCGTGGGCTTGCATCCGCTCTACTACCTCAGCCATCACCTTAGGGTTGGACGCCATCAACCCTGCTAGGAAGGACTCAAGATAGCCCAGACTGTAGGCGTTCACCTGATCAATCTCGGTGGTGTTGATGCTTTTGGACGCCTTGCGCTTAACGCCAAGGACGAAGGTTTTCGAGAGGGAATCTGCTAGTTCACGTTTCGCTTTGCTCACTGTTTTCTCCGTGTTTCAGTATGGAATGGAGTATACAGGAGGTGGTGCTTGTGGCAACAATGTGGGGTGGTGTTGTTTTTTGGCGACAGCTTAAAATTAGGGGGCCAGTTGCGTAAAAATTACGTGGTGTAAGTAATTTTGTGCTATGGCCCAAACTCTTTTTTTTAAAAATTTATTTTCTGGGGCCCCTCACAAATTTTCGATTTTTCCTAACATGGAATTTTTTTCAGGGGCCCCAGAGCAGCCCAGAGTTATTCAGCGGAAGCTACATCACCCATCAGCATTTCACCAGAGACATGTTCGGCGACGAGCAGTTCATTTCCTTTTTCTTCGGCTTTCTCTACTGTTGAGAATGCTCCAGCCATTACTGCGAGTTCACCATTGATAAATTCTACTACATACGTACCATTCACATCTTGATAGATTTTGCAGGTTTTTGTTTCGGTTGAGATATCGTTAACTTCGGTCATTTCTTTTTACTCCTAGTAGTTACTATTGATTAGATTGAATCGTTTTCGTATATCACGTATAAATCTCTGGCGGGTGTATTCTACCAGTGAGGTATCGTAGGATGTACGGGCTGTATCACCAAGGTTGGTACTTTCAATCACTTTAATGCATTCTTCTACTATTTCACGGAGTTGATCATCGCTTTTATCGTCAGCTTTAACATCAGTCATTTTTCTTTTCCTCGGGTTTTCTCTTTGGATTACCTTTAATCCATTCCTTGACTCTAAAGTATTCTCTGGTACGGGCTTGGGCTTCTTTTATATCCAGCGCAAGGATTCGTATTGAAAGGAGATTACCGTCTTCGACTGTAAAGTAAAAGGGGCAGTTTGGTTTTAAAATGTAAGGTTCATCTAGGGTTGCTTTGAGTTTGAAAAACTTACCATATCTTGCTCTGGCAATAAGGTCGTTTGTTTGAGTGTGGATTTCCATGACTTCTTTGAACCATATCTCGGCATCTTCTTGGTTTAGAAAGTCGCCTGATATCTTTCTACCTGTAGAAGGATGAATCCAGAACCAGATATAATCCTCTGAGTCTGGATCACGGTACCTAATCAGATGAGCTTTGAAATATTTCTGATCGTCGGGCATTATGGTTTATGACTTTTTTGAGAACCAAAGTTGAATCGAATATCTAACTGGTGCTTTTGGTGAAATGGGTGTCGTACAATGCCACTCGGTGTTCGTCGAATGTATGGCTGAATTGTAACTGGGTACAAAAAACTTACCATACGGAACATTAAACGCCGGTTGCGTCAGATCATTTCCGGCTCGCTCATCGGTCCATGCAAACCAACCACCCCAATTTGAATCCCACTCTTTACTTAGATAAATCGACATTGCATCATAGTCGGGAAAGTCTGGATGCCAGTTTACACAGGAAAGCGGAAACCCCATGTAAAAAAGCGCCGATGTAGTATGCGGCATCCAATCAATCTTACCTCTTTGATAAAGATCATTGAAAATGTCGTTCTTAAAATTGTCGGGCAAAACTCTGGAAAGAATCGTTCCCGTCGTAGCATACTTCAGAACATCCAACCATTTGGCCTGATTGGATGCCCATACGTCACCACCTTTTGTTTCTTCGTTCCACTTAAACAGTCTGTCGATGAGTTCATCCGACAATACATTTCGATGAATATAAATCATAATTTTCCTATGCAATCAATTGAATAAAACGATTAAGTACAATACGATTTGTAATTCGATTGGTCGTATATTTAGAGAATGCGCTGACCAATGCTCGGGTTGTCGTTGATGATACTTCAAAATCATTTTCATCATCGATAGCCAGATCGTTTGAACGAAGAAAGTAATACTCATCAAATCCAGCATTCTGCAAGATCGCATATTTGTTTCGGCGAAACTCCGACATAAAAGTATCAAGTGACTTCTTTTCTTCTCTTGTAATGAAGTTCGAAATTGAAGCGCGAGCATCTTGGCTTGAAGTGATATAGAAACCAACGATGTTACTGTCGGTCCGCTGTTTCAACAATCTCAAAAGCGCAATCGATTGGTCAGTACCCTGCGTGGAAGGATTACCAATCGTATCATACACTTCTGCAATTGCTTTTGTCACCGGATCACGAAAGATGATTCGATCACGGTAAGTATTGAAGCCCTTTAACTTTCTCGCATTTTGCTCCTCATAATATCCATAAATGGTCGAACCTTCACCATCAGTCAGAAACACCGTATTGACAACCTGTACCTTATTGTCTGACTTGAATTTTGGAATAATTTCAAAACAAGCAAGAATGGCTTCGTTCAAAGGAGTGCCCGACAACGAAAGAATGTTTGGAACCGACATGTCCAAACCATTTTCAAGTGGCTTACCAATCTGTGTACGTGAAAGCTTCGCACCAAGCCCAAGCAGAATTGAACACATTTTGGTAAATTCACGAACTTTCATTTTACTTGAAAGCAAATGGAGAAGAGAAAAAGGATTTGGGCTAAGATCACCAATCTTTACTTCTTTGCTCAAGATATTTTCATTATCACCAAGTCTCATACTTCTTTCAAGTGTAAGGTGAGTTGAGAAGCCATATACATCAAACGGAATATTGATTTTCTTGCAGAACAAAACAAGATTCAAAAGTTGCCTTACCGTATTATTCATATGATTAGTCATCGAGCCAGACCAATCAATGAACATAATAAGCCCATGTGACTTACCATTGGGCACTGATGCTAGACGCGCAAAGATATCATCGGTCAATTTATACTCATGAATACGATTCATGTTCAAATCGCCAGTCTTAGAAATGCGAACTTTCGATTGTTGTTCCGCATTCTTACGAAGTTCAAACTCTTTGACAAGGTAAGAAACAACTTTACTACTTTCGTTTTTGAATTTGTTGAAGTTTGAAATATATTCGTTTAGTGAATAAAAAGAATATTTTTTGTTTTCATTGTCAAACTCATTCATCAAATAGGAATATGGAACGATGATATTTTCCAAGTTCAATTTTGGAATATTAGCATAGACTGAACCATAACGTGATGAAGAATCACGAAGAAGGTTTTCCTTTTCACGGAAAGTTTTGTCGGTTTCTGAATCGATTGAACCGTCAAGCCCAGCACCACGGAGTTTGGATTTCTTATCTTCTTTACTCTTATTCTCTTTGCTGTTGCTTTTTGAGCCGCCTACTTCAAAAACATCCTCATAAAAGTCATCACCCTCATCATAATCTGATTCTTCGAGTTCATTCAGGTCGATGAATTTATCAGTCAAAGAAAGATTCTTTTCTTCTTCGGCCGATTGTTTCATATACTCTTGAATTTTAAGCGCGACTTTGACAACTTCATCGAAGGTTTCTGTTTCTTCAACCTCGCGTAGAAGTTCTTCTTCAACAGGAAGAAATTCAATCCCCTGCGCTGAACCGCCTTTAGTGTACAGGTTGAGCCTGTCAATAAAGTTAAGATAATTCAGATCATGCCCTTTAACACCAAAAAAGTCCATATCCATGAGTTCGCGGTAACCTTTCAGAAAGGATGGGCGAATTCCAGGAAATTTGCGTTTGATTTTTTTCTCGATACGCGCATCTTCGCATACGTTGAGTATGGTACGATTGACTTTTAGATCGACAACAGAATGATGCCAGCCTTCTTTTGGAGTTTCCAGCGCATGCCCGACTTCATGCCCAAGCAAAAGGTCATAAAGTTCAGCGGAGAGTTTTCCGTTTAGCACAGGAATTGTCAAAGTGCGATTTTCTAGGTCAAAAAAGGCTGTTGGGACTTTTTTTTGCTCGATGAAAATGTTTTCCGTAGCCATCAGACGAGCAAGATTTGATTTTGATTGAAGAAGCATCACTTTTCCTTGTTAAAATTGCTTACTTGAGTGAAATTTTAGCAATTTTCGACAAAAAAGTCAAGTTTTTTGAGTTTTTACGAGTTTTACTGTTGTTTTTTTGTCAAAACAAGCGTTCCGTCACCTGGGGCTTCAATATTTATTGTGTCTCCTTCTTCCCAGCCCACTTTTTCACAGAATCCATCAGGGAAAGTCAGAATTCCGTCGCCAGAACCGTCAGGTGCATCTTCAATAGTACAAAAGCCCACAAAAGGATTGATCCAAGAATCAATAATTTGTGTCAATTGTTGCCAGGGTTGCATATCTTCAAAATTTTCGTTCATGTTACCTCCTCATTTTAGCAATATCTTTGGCTTCTTCATCGGAAAAAATTGGAACAGCATTGGATTTGTGCAAAGTGCCGATTCCGATGATTTTATCTCCAGTGTAAACTTTGCGAGGTGCAGCAGCCGCAAAGGAAAGCCCAGAATCCACAGATGGAATGTGTTTTGTCGTAGACCGACCAGGAGGTACTTTTAGTTCATATTTTGGTTTTGCAGTAATAGGTTTAATAACCCGATTGGTCTGATGTTTTTTGAGCCAAGCATCATATTCTTCTCGCTCTTTTTTAGGCGCGAGTTTGTGCTTTGACTTTTGAGTCGCAGTGTAGATTAGCATAATGTATTCTCCGTCGAACTGCTATTTTAGCACGCCCGACGGATCCTGTCAAGTGTTGTTTTTTTAATACGTTTTCATTCGTTTTGGTGTTTCATTTTCATCATAACCGTATGCGTCATCTTCTTGACTTCGCATCTTCATTTTACGCATTTCTCGATATTCATCTTTTTTGCGTTTTTTATTTTTAGAGAAGCCCTTTGAATAATCATCATCGTCCATATAGTTACGATTTTGACGAAACTTTCCAACGAATTTTGACACTTATTATACTCCGTAGTTAATTTACAAGACTCCTGGAATGTTATCACGGATAAACTTAACTGTCAATCCTTTCACACCCAGATCCTTTTTAAAAATATTCATGACAACATCCGCTTCACGTGGTTCAAGAGATTCTAGAACCAAAATAAGAAGTTCTTTACTTCTTTTTTCGGTTAGTTTCTCTGCGGTTGGATTTCCTTTTTGAAAAATATACAGCCTCTTTAGTTCTGTATCAAGTGATGCAAAAGAAATTCCTTCTACAGTGCTTTGAGGTCGGTATTCTTCCGGATATTTGTTGTACTTCCACTGAACTTCTGGTCGATATGCAAGTTGCAAAACCAGTTTAAGTGTTGGCGACCAATGTTTTGCTAGAACATCAATTTTATCTTTTTTTGTTTTTGCGAGTTCAAACTCATCAAAAATTTCATAAATGTTTTTTCTCATTAAAATTCCTCGATAACATCCATTAGGTTTTTAAGTTTCTTTTCCATGAAGTAATTAATCAAAGCAGACTTGGGTGCCGGCTTTGTGTTTTCAAAAGCTTCATTGATTTGGTCTTTGATATTTTGTGGTGTAAAACTAAGATCAATCAATGTTTGATTGCGGGAAAAACCGAGCCTTGCAGATTCTTCGTAAAAAGAATGGTGCGTATCAAGAAAATCACTCAGTTTGTTTTTAGTGATGGGCTTTTGCCGTTGTTCTATAATGAAACAATTAGAAGGTGAAATGATGTTTGGAATACCATCGCCTTTGTCACCCTTGATAATCTTTTCTTTTAGATCAAGAACGGGATTATCCGACTTGATGTATTTTTTCATTACAGGATTATATTGCTTAACATTCTTGTTTACTTGCAGTTGAAGAAAATCGCCATCACTTGAGATGATGAGTACCTTTTCTCGTGTTGCATATTTTGCGGCAAGTGTGCCAATGATATCGTCGGCTTCTGCACCATCAATATCAAGTACGCGATATGGGAAATAAAGTTTCAATTCTTTTTTAATTTCACCAAGAATTTGAAAAATCAGATGCCAGTCAAGATCGGTCTTTTCTCGCGCTTTTTTGCGCCCAGCTTTATAATAAGGAAAGTATTCTTTGCGCCAATAGTTTTTATTATCACAACAGAGAATAACATCACCATATTCAGTTTTGAATTGTTTGATATGTGTGCGAAGTACATTCAAAACAAGATGGCGAACAAGCCCTTCTTCGATTTTGGTTTTGTTGTCGGAAATTTGTGCCATGATGCCAGACAATAAAACCTGATTGAGATCAATTAAAATCATGATAACCTTTATTTGATAATCCTGACAAGAATAGTATCAGAATTAATTCTTCCTGTCAATGTCTGTTCGACTGCATTGATATTACTCAAAAATTTACGGAGTGTAACTTTACCAGCTTTGATAAGTTCTGGAAGAGACACTTCAGGCTTTCTAAGAGTTTTTTGTACAGATGTTGATTCGTTGAAATTAATGATTGTAGTGCCCTTTACCGAAAGCCCAGCATCGTCGATTGAATTGTATACACCGACCTTACGAGTCTTTGTATTAAACACCCAAAGTTGAGTGCAGCCTACAATATCCGCTGGGTTCACCGATGCGACTTTGTATTCTGAGTCTTCTTTTTTGAATTGCAATTTCGAAATCACTTTATCGACAGGCTTAGCTTTTTTCTTTCGAGGAGCCCGTGTCAACTTGTTTACATGAGTGATTCGTTCTGCATCAGAAATGATTCTTTTAAGATATGCAAGATATTGTTTGAGTTCACTTTTCGAAAAGTTTGAATAACCTTCAATCAATTGCGAATCTTTACTTGAAAGCACTTCTTCAAATTCAGATACACGACTCTTAAAAAAGGAAATGATATGATTGGCGTGAACACCTTTTACGGAGAGTGTTTGCATGATTTCATACGGATCAACTGCATCAAAATCACGAACAGAAAAACAATCGTCGATGACGCTTTCAAGTTCACCAATTATTTCTTTTGATTTTTCTTGAATGCGGTCTTGAATTGAAATTGTTTTAACTTCTTCTGTCTTTACTTTTACAGCAGGTTTAATTTTCTTTGAGATAGATTCAATTGTCGTATCAATCCATTTCTGATTATTTTCAGTAATTGGACCGCCACGCATTTTAATACGGCAAACAAAACCAAGATTTGAAAAAAGGTCCTCTGGAGCCTTTTCGATCAAATCGAGTGTTTCTTTTTTGGTTTTATTTTCTTTGAGATATTGAATAGTGTACTTTTTACTATCTTTTGAATCTGAATGATAGTTGTACCAATTCAATGCTTTGACAATAGATGATTCGCCATTCTTCCAGGTAGGTTCACCACCTGAAAGTACCTTTTCATAATCTTTAACGGATGTGAGTCTCATTTTTAGTTACAGTCTTTACAGAGTCAATACGGAATGAACGCCAACCATTGCTTTCTACGTCCCATACAGATATGGTATTAGGATTTTCAGCTTTTGGCAAGCTTTCTGTCAAAAGTTGTTGCTTTTCTGCAACAACTTGTGGAATGTATTCCGGGAGCAACGTACAATTCATTACTCTTTCTGTTCCGTCAACCTTCGTGAAAACAACAGTAACAACCGAATTCTGCAAAACTTCTTTAAGTTCATACTTATTTAACATTTTCACGTTCCTCATAGTTTTTAATACAAGTAATCATATTTTCATTAATTTCATCGAAAACTTCTTTCATGTAGTCATCAGAGGTGTCTGTTGCTCGCACAACAACACCAAGAAAACCACTTTCAACCATTCTTTCCACATAATCTAAAGGTGAAGTTAATATTGCTTGAAATCTTTCGGGCAAAGAAGGTTTTTTGTTTACATCAGGAAATATAATAATATCATACAAATCACCCATTGGCGAGCCGTCTTTTTTATTACCTGTTTTTATTAGTTTAAATGCCGAAATGTTAATTGATTGATTGTCTTGACGATAAAAATCAACACCATCATATAAACTAGGATCAATCCTTTTTAAGTCTGTCATTTATTACCTTTTAGGTGATTCTTTCTAACTCTCACCATTATCCAAGTATTGTAGTATTCGTTCGATTCAAGAACACATCTTTGAAACTGTTCTTTTGCTTCCATATAACCGCATTCGCCTTTTGTTTTACAGAGATAAATTATTTCTCTCCTGAACAAACTTTGTCCAAGTAGTTTAACATCATTTTGTAGTTCTGTGTTAGAACCAAAATATGTTTTCCAATCCGAAGGTAACTTTTGCCTTTTTTTCTTACCTTTAATAACTTTTGTTTTTAACGAGTAAAAAAACTTTTTCCCGATATATTTTTTACCGGTCTGTAAATTTGTAATTACATATACAAAGCCATAGTTATCCTCTATCTGCTCTTCAGAAAAATCTTTATCTTCGTAAATCCAATTTATTTCCATCCCTCTATCTCATCATCAAAGTCATCCTGATCTATATATTCTTCTTGGATGTCCTCGATTTTCTCGCCACAGAATGGGCAAAAACTTGGCGTATCGTCAGATACTAGTTCTTCTTCATAGACTAACTCAAAAGATGATTCACATTCCGAACATTCCGCCGTTACTACTTTTTCCATTTAATCTCCTCTCCATTCGTTACCGTTTTCATCTGTTAGTTTAAGAGGTCCTGAATAATATGTATCTATGTAATGAAGTGACCATCCATTCTCTTCAAGCTCTTCATCATCCATATATTGAAGCTGCTCTTTTTCGTCTTCGGTCAATTCATCGCAAAAATTATTAAATGACCAACAGCCATCATCGGAATACATATCTGGATATTCTAAATCTTCTGTGACATTAAAACCATGTTCATTTTTCAAATCGATATCAGGAAATTCTTCAGATTCAAATGATGCAGAACCCCAGCGCCAACCATACTCTCGCTCAAACCAAAGTTTTCTTTCACCATCTTCTTTAAACCAGTTTTGAATGTCTGTTACTGATTTTTTCCAAATAGGTTCTAATGTGTATCTCATAATCAACCTCAATTTTTAATTTGCGACCATACACGTTTGCGAATTTCGTTTTGCAGAGACTCTGGTAGGTGAACATAGTCCAATTCTTCGCTCATTTTGGAGCCATTCTTAAACGCCCAATCGAAGAATTTTAGTACATCATCACTGGCCTTCTTGTCTTTGGGTTCCTTGTACATAATAATAAAACTTGCTGTGCTGATAGGCCAAGTATTTTTTCCTGGTTGTTCAACAATGCTTAGTCCCATACCTGGAACACTAAACCAATCTGCACCAGCAGCAGCGGCAGCAAATGCGGTATCATCGGGATCTACAAAAACACCATCTTTGTTTTGCAATTTCATATATGTCATGTTGTTTTTCTTAACATATGCATATTCAACATAACCAATCGAACCTTTAATTCTATCAACATTTGCTGCAACGCCTTCATTACCTTTACCACCAACTGAGCTTGCGCCTGGCCATTTTACAGCAGCACCACGCCCAACTTTTTCTTCCCATTCTTTACTTACAACAGTCAAGTAGTCGGTGAAGTTAAATGTGGTGCCCGATCCATCTGCTCGGTGAACTACAGTAATTGCAGAATTCGGAAGATTTTTTCCTGGGTTTAATTCTCTAAGTTGAGGATCGTTCCAACGAGTAATTGTACCCATAAAGACTCTTGCAAGGACTTGACCAGTAATCTGCAATTCGCCAGGTTTAAATCCATCTAAATTGACGATTGGCACTGTGCCACCAATGATTGCAGGAAATTGTACCTGGCCTCTCTTTTCCAACTCATCTCCTTTTACAGGTGCATCTGATGCACCAAATGTAACTGTACCGGAGTTAATTTGTCGAATGCCACCTGAACTGCCGATGCTCTGATAATTTAGACCTACGCCTGTTTCTTTCTTGTAAGCTTCAGCCCATTTTGCATAAATGGGATAAGGAAATGTGGCTCCTGCGCCGGTAATAATCTGCGCATTTAGTGACAACGAAAAAGTAGCAATCAATAAAAATAATAGTTTCTTCATTTTTTTCCTTTCAAAATTAAGCGGCTTTCCCCCAAACTTCGTCCCATGTTCCAGACAATGCACCCTTTGCATAATCAGTAGCACGATTTTCAAAGAAGTTAGTATGTGTCGGAGCATTAATCATTTCTTCGACCCAAGGCAATGGATTCTTTTTCACTTTCATTATGCCCTTGAGACCAAGACTAATAAGGCGACGATCAGTAATGTAACGAATATAGGTTTTAACGTCATCAGAAGATAGATTATGCATATCGCCCATGCCGAATGATAAATCAATAAAACGATCTTCGAGGTCAACCATTCTTGTTGCAATAGTGTAGATTTCAGATTTGAGAGTATCGTTCCAAATTTCACGATTTTCCTCTATGTAGGTTCTAAACAATTTAATCATTGACTCGGCATGCATAGTTTCATCAACAATCGACCAAGTTACGATTTGACCCATACCTTTCATTTTTCCTTGACGCGGAAAATTCAGCAGCATAATAAATGAACTAAACAATTGCATACCTTCAGTAAAAGCGGAGAATAATGCAATATTTTTTGCTACAGATGATGTGTTCACTAAGCTATTAGATTGATTCAAAACGTAATCATGTTTATCACGCATCTCTTGATATTCAAAGAATTGATTATATGTAGTTTCTGGTAGCCCAAGAGTTTCAATCAAATGACTATATGCAGCAATATGTAAAGCTTCTCGCGCAGCAAAACCAGATAACATCATACGAATTTCAGGCTGAGGAAAATGAGGTAAGTAATTACGGACGTAACCGCCAGCAACATCAATATCTCCCTGCGTAAAAAATCTAAAAATATGCGTAAGAAATTCTTTTTCATTTTGTGTCAACTTGTTTTTCCAATCTTTAACATCTTCGATCATTGGAACTTCAGTGTGTAGCCAATGACTTTGTTCATGTTTAAGCCATGAATCATATGCCCAAGGATATGTGAAAGGTTTAAAATAATTTCGTTCATCTGTTAGTTTTAGTTTCTTTTTAACCATTTACCCACTCTCTTATTTGTTCTGGTGTGTGAACACCAATCAATCGTTTTTGTGTTCCTTCATTCTTTAAAACTAAAGTAGGAACAGATCGAATTCCATATTCTACTGCAACATCTTCAAAAACATCAATGTCGATAACTTCGATTGGAATTTCTAAATTTGCTGCTTCTAAATTTTTGGCTAGTGCTTTGCATGGTTGACACCATGAAGCTGTAAATCTATAGATTTTTTTCATTTTTTATCCTTCGCAAGCTAAACAGTTATCACCTTCTGCTAATGCTTTCAAATCAACTTCTTGAATAATCTTTCGTTCAATTCTATTAGATACTTTATCAGCCTTAGCTAACTTCTCACTACGACAATAATATAAAGTCTTCAGCCCTTGTTTCCATGCCTGAAAGTGTACAGCATGGAGATATTTAATGTCTACATCTGGTCTGAAAAAGAGGTTAATGGATTGCGCTTGGTCAATGAAACTCTGTCGGTGACTTGCGTGTTCCACAATCCATCGCTGGTCAATCTCCATAGACGTTTTGAATACGTCTTTTTCCCAGTCAGATAGTATGCTAAGGTGCTGAACTGATCCGTCGTTTGCAATAATACTTGACCAGATGTCTTGGTAGTCCACTGATTGTTCATCAACCTTCTCCTTGATAATTTTATCCAGAAACTTATTCTTATTCAGGAAAGATCCCGATAAAGTATCTTGACGATAAGCATTAGCGCGATAAGGCTCAACGCTAGGGCTGGTATTACCCATAATAATAGATGAACTTGCATTGGGAGCAATAGCCATAAGATGGGCAAAACGATTGCCAGAGCCAGCGCAATCAGGGGCTTCACCTCGTTCAGTACCCAATTGTTTATTTGCAACATCAAGTTTACCTCTTATATTATTAAAGATTTTTTTATTCACACCAACTGCTAGTGATGATTCCCAAGGTATGTTTTTCTTTTGTAGATATGCATGAAAACCGAGGGCACCAATACCAATAGAGCGTTCCATAGAAGCAGAATATCTTGCTCGTGAAATGCTATCAGGAGCATTATCAATGAAATACTGTAGAACGTTATCAAGCATCTCGGCCACGTCCCGAAGAAAAAGTTCGTTATCTTTCCAATCATCATAATACTCCAGATTTAATGAGGACAAACAACATACTGCGGTTCGATTTTTATCTGTTGGCAATACAATCTCACTACAAAGATTGGATTGTTTAATCGATAGACCCTTTTCTTTTTGATACCAAGGCAAGTGACGATTGCTTGTATCAATGAAGTGAATGTAAGGTTCACCGGTGAGCATTCTCGTTTCAAGAATTTTTTGCCACAGTTCTCTGGCTGAAACTGTGTCTCTAACTTCACCATTATTTGGATCAACTAGATTCCAAGAATCATCAGCACTTGAATCTAGCATACACTTCTCAATAATCTGCATAAAATCATCAGTGATATTAATACCATGATGCAGATTTAATGCTCGCATATTAGGATCGCCTGTTGGTTTCCGCATTTCAAGGAAGAGATGAATATCAGGGTGGGAAACATTAAGATATGCAGCATAAGAACCGCGGCGAGTGCGACCTTGACGATATGCCAACGAGGAGGCATCGTAAGTACGAAGGTGAGGCATAATGCCAACAGACTTGTCATCAGCAGAACGTATTCCAAGACCAATTCCAATTCCGCCTCCTAACATTGATAGCCAGTTTACCTCTGAAAGACAGTCCACCAAACCTTCTGCACTATCATGTAAGTACGGTAGAAAACATGAAATAGGCAGGCCACGACGAGAACGCCCAAAAGACAAAATGGGAGTAGAATAACTGAGCCAATGCTGACTGCTGTACTCATATAACCTTTGAGCGTGTTCCGGCGAGGAAGAGAATGCTTTTGATACATACGCAAACCTATGTTGTGGTGATGTTTCGTTTTCCATCATATAGGATTCTTGCAATCTTTTTATTCCAAGAGTGTCGAATAAACTATCCCTGCTTAAATCTATGTTAATACCCAAATACTGCATGGTTTTTCCTTATACAAACAATTCTAGTTGTGGTGGTTTCCATCCTTCTGGCTTCAAAACTTTACCATCATCACGTTTTTTAACTTTGCCCGTCACAGGATCTATTTTAGACAAATTTGAATCGGCAACTTCTTTCCACGCTCCTTCTACATTATAACCTCTCATGTAACAATAACCTAATACAACCCAAATTAGATCCATACATGCATCCAATTCTTCGGTCCTTTGAGAAGAATTCATCAATTCAGTATATTCTTCTGTTATCAATTTCAAATAAAGATTCACGTTTTCAAGTGTCTTTTTTTGCTCACAAGCTTCAATAAATTTAACCACATCATTATACATTAACAAACTCCTTAATCATTGGGAAAATAGGCTCAAGTGCATTTGCACAAGCAAGTGCTATTTCACGATGTTCTTTTTGTGTCCCGTTTGCAGAGCGGAGTTGTATGTAGTGAACCCAGGACCTAATAGTTCCTGCCATATAAATTCTAGATACTGTTATTTCAGGTAGAACACCTCTTGCTTGCTCCTTTGCAATACCTTTATCGATAGCCCATTCATAAGCACTTTTTGCCTCCGTAAGAACTCTTTGTTGCATCATCTCCCATTGATAAGCAAGCTGCCTTTCCTTGTCGTTATTGAAATCAATTTCTACAGAGTTTTGCCTATTTTTCGTATCTTGCAATCTTGCTTCTTTTAGTTTAAATCCCATATCAGCTACCGCATATCGCTGACTAAACTCTTGAAAAGAGAAAGAACGATGCCTGATGATTTGTCTTGCAATATCTCT